GCCATCACCATCATTAAGAGAATCTATATCCTCACTATAAGTAATAAGATTAGTAGAAGTAGGCTCTAACAATATATGACCATTCTCTCCATTACTATCATAGTTTATTCTAGCTAAATCTACATCTTCACTAAATGTAATGTCTTTTACTGATATGTTGTCTATATAACCTCTAGTTGGCGTTACATTTCTTCTGAATACCAATGCAGTTAAATCAGCTTCAAATATATGCTCTACCGTAGTGTCGCTAGATGTTATTAATAAATTACTTCCTGTTCCACTTTCAAATCTAATCGTTCCTGTTGTTACATTAGCATCAAAAGTCATTTTGTAAATTCTGCCAACAGTTAATAAACCTTGTTGTTGTGCGTTATTTTCGCCATCGTCAGTATCAAAGTTTAAATGTCCATCTGCTATGTTCCAACCTGTACCCAAAACCCAATCACTATCTGTATCAAACGTACCATTAGTAACTAATTCAGGGTCAGTAATACTCTGCATATCTTGTACTAAACCATCAGAGTTTATTCTTGTAGCACTACTTGCTCTATCGAAGTCAAAGTCTGATGATACATCTACTATTGATATGTTGTTAACAAACATAGATGGGCTACCTGATGGAGCTAAATAAAAACTAAAACTTGTAGAAGAACTTGTAGCAATAACATAGTATTCCTTAGAACCTGATGTAGTAAAGACAGGTATTGTAACTCCTCCAAACGTAGCGTTAGCAATTCCACTAATAGTAACGTCAAAAGTAAACTTATACGTTGCCCCTATTATTGTATTTTCATTAAGGCTTCCGTTTAAGCCTTCACCTGAACCATTATTTGTAAATCCACCACTACCATCAGCAGTCCAATTAGTACCACTTAAACTTGATACGTCCAAAAGTTCATCACCTGTATAAGTCTTTACAGAGTGTACCCTTGCATCACTTGTTGCAGTAGGAGTAAGTAATATAGTAGCTTTGTCTAGTACATCAGCATCATCTATATCGGTAATTATATTTCTAGTATCTATTAGGTTCTCACTATAAGTACCTCTAATAGATAACTCTTGTATCAAACGACCTATGGCATCGCCTAGTAGTTTTCTACCTACACTTAATGCTAAACCTAATCCTAACATATATTAGTTGTTATATCCTATTGCTACTCCACTTGTTAAAGTGATACCTGTAATGTTCATAAATAATACTGTACCTGCTGGTATAGTAGTTGCTAATGCTGATGGATTAGCACTTGAACCATCTAAGTTACCTGCTGTAATAGAAGCAATTACACACTCTGTTACAAAGTGTACTGCGTAAAAATCTGCACCTGTTACTGCTGATGTAGTAATTATTCTTGTTTTACCTTTCTTACCTAATTGCTCGTTTAATAAATCTGTTGTATTTTTTACTGCCATTTTATATATTTATTATAATTTTTAAATGTCTGATATAGATTGAATTTGTTTTTTTAAATCTTCTGCTTCTTTTTTAGCTTTTTCAAAATAATTGACAGGTACATCAATTAAAGATTTTGGAAGTCCTATTTCTTTTGCTGCTTTTACATACTTATTAACTAATTGTTCTGTTTTTTGCACAAGTTTTATATTATCTGCTGAACTATTTTTACCATCATCTATTAATTTTCTTAATGTTGGTATTTCTTTTTTTAATATCTTTAATATATCATTAACACCTTGTGAGTTAAAAATAATTTCATCAACATTTTTTTTAATATCTTCATTTAATGCTAACTCTACCTTTTCTGCTTTTAGCGTAATTCTATCTAATTCGCTTTTTGCTTTATTTTCAAAGTTTAAATCCATTATATACTTATGTATTGTGTGTTACTATTTGTTGTATTCTTATTGCTTGTTGGTGTGTATTGAGTATACGATACCTCTGTTACACTAGCATCTTTTACTAATGCCTTACCTCGTTCTATAATCCTTGCATCAGTTAATGTACTATCATCAGTTAAATCGTTAGTAGTAACTTGATAAATTACATAAGTATAGAACCCCTCTGCACCTAAACTAATATCTGTACCCTCTGTAAAGTCTACTTTGCTATGTCTAGGCTCAACAGTTTCAGTAGGATTAACAAAATAGCTTTGTTTAGTCATATCATTGGTAAACTTAATAAATATATATGGACTGCTAGTCAATCTTTTCTTACTTGTAAGATTAAAGTATAACTCGTTTGCTACTCCTTTATTTATTACCACCATAATATAAAATATAAAAAACTATGTTTTATTTACAATTAGTCAAAAAAAAAGTGGGATAAACCCACCTTTTTCTTAAATTATATTGATAATTACGATACAGTTACTGTAAAATCTGCATTATCGAAAGGTGTAGTAGTATAGTCTGCAACTACTAAAGCTGGACTATCTTCCATACCTACGAAAGTTAAATCGTAACCATTCATATCACCAAATGCTACACCACTATTAGCAGTACCTGTTGTAAGTTCCATACCATTAGTAACACCTAAGCAAAAGATAACTCTCTTACCAGCAGAGTTAGTACCATTTGTTTCAACAAATACTAATAATCTGTTTTGTGCTAATAATTTAATTTCGTTTTGGTCTGCTACACTTAGTTTGTGTAGTTTTACATTTACTGATGGCTCATAAAATACCGTACCATTTTCAGCACTTGCAGTTACTGTTTCAGTAAATGAAGCAGTACCCCTTACTACGTTGTATTTAAACAAGTCCGTAGTAATATCCAAGTCAGAAACAGAACCAGCACTATGAGTTACAGTAGCATCTTCTAATTGACAGAAATAAACTGCTCTTACACCACCGATGATGTCTTTACAATCTAATGCTCTACCTGTTGTTAATTCACAAGCCATATTCTTTGTGTTTTATTAGTTAAGGGGGGTTTTCACCCCCCTGTACTTATTTTAATTATGATTGGTGTACGATGTCTGCACCAATTCCATGCTGAACTCCACCTGTAAACTTAGCTACAACTCTGATGTTATCAGAACCATCTAAGTCAGCCATATCTAACATACGAATTTCAGAGTGGTCAGAGATTAAATCTGTACCAAAGAATAAGTTAGATTTTTGAGCAGCTACCATTTGGTTGTCAGGCATACCTTGACAAACTGCAATCTTAACACCCTCAAATTCAGGAGTGTATTGACCCATATGATTGAAAGGGAATGCAGATAAAGCAGAGATAGCAGAAATATAGAAACGATAAGTTTTAGCGTTCATATAGATATACAAATCTTCTTTAGTGTAAACTTGTGCTGGAATAGCAGCTACTAAACCTTGTATGTTAGCAATTACATTACTAGCATCATAAGCAGCAGAGGCACTATCAGTACCTACTGATGCATCACCAGCAAATAAACCTGTACTAGCAGTCAAGAAACCCTCGAACTGACCTGTTGTAGCATCTGCACCACTCCAAATAGAACTCTCTACTGCATCAGCAATAGTTCCACTTAGATAAGACATAACAAATGCAGTAAAGTCACCTGACATATCTCTGTTGTGCGCACCAGCTCTCATTTGAGCAGCTTGCCAATCAGCAAGTAGGTCTTTTTTACAAAGGTCTACATTGATTTGTAATTCTTTAGGGTCTAATACTCTTTCTGTTAAAGTTAGTGTACCACTATCAGTAAAATCACAAGATGCGTTTCTTACTAAATCAGCACCAGCAACTTTAGTGATGTTTCTTTTAGTTTTTACATTCTCTAATACGTTTAAGTATTCAAGAGATGTAGCAGATTTCAACGCAGCAGCAATATACTGACCAGCGTGTTCACCTGAATAGTTTGAAGTTATTGAAAAACTCATTTTTTAATTATTTATTAAGGTTATACATATATTTTTCTTGAGCAGACAACTTCATATAGTCTGCTTTGCTTAATTCAATTCTAGGAGTAGTGTTAGCAGCAAACTTTCGTGCCTTTACAGGCTCTGCGCTAGGCTCACTACCTAAATCTTCAACTTGCTTAGATAACTCAAGGTTTTCGTTTTGCAAATCAACGATATTCTCATCTTTTGCTAAGTTCTCACCTCTTAACTCATCTAATTCAGCTTTGATTGTGTTAAGTTCGCTAGTAACATTTTCTAGTAATTCTCTTACTACGTTACCAACTTCTTCGAGCATAGTTTCATCAGTAGTAGTTTCTTCTTCCATTTCTACTTCTTCTGTTTCTTCTTCTTGCTCAACTTCTTCTTCTTCTTTAGCAGATACCTCTAATACTACACCATTCTCATCAGTAGAGAACTCTGTACCATCTTCTAAAGAGTAAGTACCTTGTGGCATTGGAGTTTGCTCACCATCTTCTGATAAGATGTTAAGTACTACACCCTCTGCTAACTCATCTGCTTCTGATACTACGATAGTACCATCTGCTAATTTGGCTTCGTAAGCTAATTTTACTTCTTGTTCTTCGGTATCTATACCTAAAGCAACTTTTATACGTTCTTTTAAATCCATAGTTATTTAATTATATTATCTGTATTGTCCAGCGTTAAGTTCTTTTATCCAATATTCAGCAGTATTTTCGTAACCTTTTAAAACATTTACCTTACCACTAATTTCATTACCTAAATCTATACCTAGTTCTTTAGCTTGTTTTTCTATTTTTTTAGCAACATCAATAGCTTCACTAGATACTCTTAATAGTTTTAAAAAATCGTTATCTACTTCTAGTACAATTTTTCTTAATTTACCTAAACCATTGTTTTCAGCAATCGCACTAGCTTTTTGTGCTTCTTTAAACATTTTGTCAAAATCTGCTATACTAGCCAACTCAACTTTTTCAGCTTTCTTAAACTTACTAAGTTCGTTGTAAAATTTATTCTCCATAATATAAAATATAAATAAGTTTGTTTTGTTTTATTTTGTGTCTATTTTATCTAATTTTCTTATAGCCCAATTAATACCACTATCGCCTCCCCAAGCATCGTACATCAAACCACCACAACCCTCTGAATAGGGTACATCTTTATGTTGTTCGTGTCTTTTAAAACTTGCCATACGTGCTATGGTATCTCTGCTTATAGGCTTTCTATCTGCTAGTTGTCTTGCTCTTGTCCAGCCTACTTGTGTACCACAGTCACTACCATTTTCTTCTTTCCACTCTATTGCTCTCTTAGCGTTGCTAGTAGCACCTTTAGGATAGTCAGTATAACTTTCTAATTCTACTTCTGCTTCAATAGGTACGCAGTTAGGTACTTTACGACCATCTTTTATCTTATGTCCTATTGGCTCGTACCCCTCTTGACAAGGATTAGGTGTAATTAAGTCAGTATCAAAACACCCACAATCTTCTTCTAAGATAGTTGCTAGTGTGTCTAGTATCTCGTGGTCAGAACAAGGCATATATACTGTATTACCCTCTAATTCGTGTTCGTGGTAACCCTCGCAACCTAACTCTTTAGCAACCTCAACTGCATCTTCTATATTGTCAAATACAGGGAAGCCATCTATCTCGCCTACTTGTGCGTACTTCTTTTTCTTTTTCTTTTTCTTATCAGTCTTAGCTAGTGTTTCCATCTTATCGACAAAGTAACCCTCTATACTTAAACCTTTCAACTCGCCACTCTTGATACGTTCCCAAACCTCATCGTTGTTTACTCGCATAGATACAAACCAAGTACCCTTTGGCAATTCATAGCCATATAAGTTACTCTTATCGTTTTTGCTATCTTCTACTATCCAACTCTCTACTGTATGCACTCCTGTAACCTTTTCTTCGTGTTGTAAGGTCGCATTGTTAGTGTTTTGGTGCTTCATATACGCTTCAGCAGCCTTACGTACTGTATCAGCAGTAAAATACACATAGTAGTTTCTATCTTTGTTAGCATCGTACCTGTATATCTGTTTGTAAGGTATAAGTGCTGGACTTACTAGCAGTCTTTCTTCTTCGTTTACCTTAGCAAGTGTTAAGTTGCTCTCTATGTCGTTAAAATATACAAAGTCAGTTTCTATTGCTGGACTTGTTACCAAAGATATAGCATCTATTGCTAGTTCTTCGTTATTCTCATCTACAATCAGTTCTACGATGTCATAAGTATCGTGTGCTTTCTCGCACTCTTGTAGGGTGTCGTATTTACATTCACCATCACCCCATTTATACTTTCCGTTATCACATTCTTTACAAGGCATAATCTTATTTTTAAATTGTTGCTTTTCTTCTTATTTTACTTAATTTATCTTGTTGCTTAGTCATATCATCAGCTACTACAAAGGCTTTTACAACTCCCATAGTCGTACCTCCTACACCCTCGCCACTTGCGAATGACCTACCACCACCAGCTTCGTTAATTGCGCTTAGAAGTGGTTTAAACATTCTTGTACTACGTGCATTTATTACACTTTCGCCCTTAGATAGTCTTGCACTAACACTATCACTCGTTCCTGTACCATAACCACCTACTAAACCACCTTGTGCAAATTGTGGCTCTTGTACTGATAGTATCTTATTTATGTTTTGCAAACCAGCAGCAAGTGTTGTAGCAGCTAATACAAAGTTTAATGGTGGTGGACTACTTGCAATAGCTTCTGATACACCTTGATAAGTGTTTATTGTTGCTTGTGCTACTGCTGCTGCTTTACCAGCATTAGTTTCTTCGCCCATTATTTGTTTTATATTCTCTAAACTAGCGTTAGCAGTATCTAAGTCTGCCATAGCTTGTTGTCTGCGTATCTCATTAATGGCTTTAGCTTTCTGTTCTTCTAATGCAGTAATATCAGTACCACTTTTTTCGGCTAATCTAAATAGTTCATCATACTGTTGCTCTACTTCTATTAACTCTCTTTCTCTTTCGCTTACACCCTCTAATGCTAATTCCTTCTTTACATCTTGTAACTCTCTTTGTAAAGATACTTGATTAGTAAGTTGTTCTGATTGAAAGCCTGTTATTTGTGCTTCAATAGCTAGTAACTCGTTTTGTGCTTCTGTAAGTGCTATTAAGTTTTCTTGATTTTGTAATTTATCGTATTCAATTTGTGCAGCCTTAACTTGTATTTGTTGCAAAGCTAACATCTGTTTTGCTTGTTCTTCTAATATTACACCAAGTTCTTCATTAGCCTTTATTCTATCTTCAAAAGTTTGGTTTTCATCATCTCTTACTTGCCTTAACTTCTCTGCTTGTCTATCATAACTCTCTATAAGACCTTGTATCTTAACTTGTGATAGTTCGGCTTGTTTTTGTAGTGCTACATTAGCCTTAGCACTATTTATAGTTTCTTTAGTATAATCTACTACTGCTTCCGTTACCTCGTTAAATGTTTCTGCTATCTTAGTAGTGCTATCATCAACACCTGTAACTACATCGACCATTTCTTTACCAGCTTCCTTAATGGTTACACCAGCTTCCTTAAATTTACCTGCAACTAACAAACTAATAGTGTTGGCAAGTAAACCAGCTACCTCTATTGCACTATTAAAGCGTTCTATTAAATTATCTTTAATTGCATTACCCAATGACTTCAAATTCTCAACAGGGTTCTCAAAAACGTCTTTAAAGAAGTCTGCAACCTTACCAAAGTTATTGAATACAAAGTTTACAAAGTCATTGATAGCTATACTTGTAGCCTCAAATGCAGTATTAAAGAAGTCAGCAGTCTTTTGGTTCTTCATAAAGATTTCACTAAGCATCTCAAATGCTTTAAGTGCTAAACCAATACCAGCAGCCTTTAATGCTACTCCTACACCCTTAATACCATCTCTAATACCTGTTGTGGCTTTTGCAGTAGTCTTACTTGCTTCACCTATGTCTTGTACCGATGATTTGACTTGCTCTAAGTTTTTCTTAGCATCGCCAACATCGGCTTTTAGTTCCATTATTACTTCACTCCTATCTGCCATTTTCCTAGTATTATCTCGTTAAAATCTGTTTTATCTTTATACTTAGTTATCATAGGTAGTACATCTTTAAATGCACTAAACCCTACTGCGATAACATCGCCCATTAGTTTTAGTTCTATTACCTTATCCATATCTTACTTCTGTTACTCTTAATATTACTGTCCAATATGCAGTGTGTCCACTTTCGCCTGTTACATCTACTGATATGTGGTCTGCATCGTGTGTATGTGCAGAAAAATTAATATCATAATCTAATGCACTATCTCTAATTGTTGTGCTTTTTTGATGTCCTACTTCTGTTAATGTATTATTAACATATTTATATGTAGCGTGTCCATAATTTGTCCAAACTTCATTACTTGCTGTATTTAACGCTACTGCTGTATAATCAATAGCAAAGCCACTTTCATAATCTGTATTAATATATAATCTTGCGCCACTATGTCCACCTAAATATATTTCTGTTTCTACATCATCAGTTGTTGTTGCATCAAATTGATAAAAACTAAATTTTGCTCTATTAGCTATCTTAGATGCACTATATGATAATTCTGCAAAGTTCTCTGCGTATGCGTTCTTACCTATTGCAGTTGCATTATCAGCGTTCTTTTGTATTAGGTTTCTAAAGCCTAATGCTACATTGTTAATACCACTTGTAATTTTATTACCTATACCTATTGCAAAGTTACCATCGCCTTTAAGTATATTGCCTTTAGCTTTATTCTTATCGCTATCAGGCTTAGTAGTAGTGTCGTAGCAATAACATACACTATTACGAAACTTGAAGCCATAGCCTAAACAATCTTGCTCTGAACCATCAGTAGTACCTGTACCTTTGTCATCTACAAATAATACTTTACCATTCTTATCTATGCTACTTATTTTTCTCATATTCTAAGTAATTCTACTTTTGCTAAATTATTCCTATCTGTATTATACTCTATCTTGTTCACTCGATAATGCTGGTCTTTGACTTTTACTAAATCACCAAAGCTAAAATTATAAATATCTGTTGGCTTTAGGTTAAATTCTGCTTTTAATATTAGACCATCAGTAACATTAAACTTCTCATCTATATAATCAGACCAAAAGAAATTATATAAAGTCCTAGTAGGTATATTTCCTAGTGTTGGTGTATATATAGGATTGGTAAAGCCAAACAATAAAGAATACGAGTTTGATGCTACTTGTGGTAATGGTGGGTTGTTGTCAGCACTACCAAAATATTGTGTACCATTATTTATAAATTGATAACCAGCACCAAAAATTTCGCCTGTATCATCTTGCACTACTAAATCTATATCATAGCCAAGAGGATTTTTAAATATTAATCTAGGTGCATTGTCAAAGGCTTCTAGTTCTTCACCATTATCGGTAGCTATGTGTTGTAAATTTATATTGCTATTGTCTAGTTGTTTAGTAAAAGGTGCTGCAAATACACTTAACTCTATTGTATTTACCTCATCACTATCCACATCAAACTCTAATACTTGACTACCATACTCTGTATTGTGTGCGTTCTTATATCTCTCGTGGTAATAGTCATCGCTATCTTCTGCGTGTTTAAACTCTATGCGCTTAGGTATCTCGATAGGCTCTATTACAAACTCGTTAGCGTTTATTTTCTTTGTCCAATCTAATACATTGTTAGTAGTGAAGTTATAGTAAGGCTCTATCTTTAGTAAATTGTTTTGTTTACTTTCTAAAGTCAGATTAAATGCAGTAACTACATCTTTCAGTATATCAGCTAACTTAATATCACCTCTATTGGCTTTTATCTTGCTGCTAGTAGATACATCTAATATGTTCAATGTTAAACTAGCATCTGCATTAGCTACCATTAACTCTGCTAAAGGTGCTACCCATTGTAAAGTAACTGTATCACCATTGGCTACAAATACACTACCTGTAAAAGTCTTTGTTTCTACTGTTGGGTTACCAAGTGCTATGGCTTCATTTATAAAGTGTTGCCCTAAATTTTCATCATTAGCATATAATCTCAATATACCATATTGAAAATCATTTTCGTTATATATCTTTACTGTGTATTCTATGTTTAAGTAACAATCATAAGGTGCAGTAAATACACTTGTATCGTGATTAAAGTTACCATCAGTATCGCCACTTTCGTTTACAAAGTCTATAACTGTTGCACCCTCTATACTAGAACCTATATTAGTACCATTGTTTACACCTACACTATCTGTACCACTACCGATTGTTGCAGTAATTGTACTATCAGTAAAATCGCTGCTATTATCGTGCCTACCTATGTCAAAGAATATATCTTTAAAATAGTCAGTTTCAAAGAAACCACTATCATAGCTAAATCCAGCATAATCAAATATCTTATCTATAATATATTTAAGGCTTATGTTTAGTATATAGTTGTCTTGATAGCTACGCATATATAAATTTTCAGCATCTACATATATTTGCCCATCATTTATTAATGGATAGAAAACCTTATCAGTAGTACCACCAGCACTTAATGCAGTTAATCCTGCCCAACTTAATATAATATTTAATGGTGTTAGTTCGTGGTCTATATCTGTAAAGTCTAAATCGTTTATAGTAGCATCTGCAAGGGTTTCTATAATATTAGCTACATCATTAAACAACACTACATTGTATGTAACTTCTGTATCTTTATCTACGACATTTAAAAGCCTTAAAAAACCCTCTAATACTAATACATCATCGCTATACAAAAATGCTTTAACATTCTTATATACGTTAAAATTAGTCTTGTATCTATCTACATTGTAGTAATGCTCAAAGAACTTGTTGTTACGCTTAGTAGCTGGTAAGTTAAAGTCTTTCGAATATGATGCGTTCTTACTTTCTATATCTCTAACATCATCTACTTGTAATGTTAGGTTAATATTCTCATTACCAAACGTATCTAACTCTTGCAACTCATTAGTTGCTTGATTTTGCACTACTAATCTTATCATAGTCTTTGTACTCTTGTGTTATGACCTTTCTCTATTGTTATAATATACTGCTTTAACATATCATTAGCAGTAGTTTGCTTTATGTATTCTTGCTCGTTTATTACAACAGGCTCAAACGTGCTACCTGTCTGCATATACACATCAGGACTTAAAAACAATTCCTCTAATATCTCTGCTTCATCTTCTGTAATAAAGTCTGTATTAGCTTCTATCGTTTCTATTGCGTTTACATTAAATGCTCTTGTACCACCATCATAAGTACCTTGATTGTAATAGTCAGCGTTGAAAGCATCACCAGCAGAAGTGGTTGCATAACGTGGTATAGTACCATAGTTTTGTTTTATAGCAGTCTTATTTATTTGTGTCTTTCTTACTGACTTCTTAGTAAAGTTGTAGTAATCCCAAGCACCTAGACTATTTAGAAATGCTAACCTAATAGTTTCATAGCCTTTGCAGTCTGCATCTTGTATAGTAAAATAGTAAACTTTACTAACAGATGCGTTTACATTTAGTGCAGTTACAGTATAGTAAGCTACGTTATTAAGGCTAACCCCTAATTGTGTTAATTGAGCAGTACCACAGCCAAAGTATAATAAACCCTCGTCTGTATTGTTTGTTCCTGTAAAAATGTTAGCAGTAATATCTGAACCGAATGGCGCACCACCATTTAGTGTAGTGTTATCTACATATTGAGTGCCTAACATAGTATCTGAACTATCATAGGTTCTAATTCTAATTCTAGTTACTTCACTATCTAAGTAATGCTTACCATTTAAAAAAGCCATCGTGTGATATTGTCCAGCTTGTATTTTCTGACCTGATAAACCTGTACCAGCAAAGTTTTGTGGGAACTTAGTTAAAAATTTCTTAGTACCCCCTGTTAGTAGATAATCACTAAAATCTTCTGTACTATAACCAGCATTGTGCTGTAATACTGAATTAAAAAAGTTAAAATTAACATCTGTACCAATAGAAAACTCTTGTATGGTAGTACCACTACTATTAGTATATTCATATCCCCCTAAGCAAGTGCAATTATTAAGATTGTTTCTATTTCTTGCATACTTGTCTATCTGATGTATAGCGTGGTTGTTTTCATACATTGTGTCAGTATTGAATGTACTATTTACAAAGTCTAAATCATAACCACTCTTATCAGTTTCTGTATAATCTTGCAATATAGATGATATTCTAAATAATGCTTTATCATTACTATCAGTAGGTGCTTTAAGTGTTGCTACTGTTTGAGCATTAATTGATACTACACAAATATATTTCAAGTTAGATATTACACCAGCTACTTGTTGATTAAATAATATTGGTGGTATATCTTCTGCATATATTACTATATCTGAATAAGCTGGAGCAAGGTATTGTGCGTTGCCTTGCATTGTTGTTCTTAAATTTACTGCCATTATTCTATTTCTTTACTTACAAATTTTAAAAATTGTTGTGTGTCTTGTGCATATGCCTTAATAAAGTCTTTAGGTAAATCTCTGTAAGCTACGTTAAAAGCATCAGTAAAGAAGTTAGTAGGCTTAACGCCATATAACTTTATATTCCTAGCTATGCTATATACTAAACTCTTGCGTGGTATAAACCTACCCTTTTTATCTCTAACACCTTGTATGCCTTTGCGTACTGCCCACTTGTCTATAACTCCTGATGGTGGCTGCTTGTTAGAGTACTTGTAAGGAGAGTTAGGAGCTTTAGCACTTGACTTACTACCCTTAACCCCTTTATCTACAAACTTAGCGTAACCCTCTGCAACAAAAGACATATCTACTGCACCACTAGGATAAACCTTGATAAAGTACCCTAGACTACTACCTAAATCGCCACTAGCATTTTTGCCCTTAGCGTTTAATATACCTCTAGCAGTCTGTACTACCTTTCTTCCAAAGGTGTCTAATACTTTATCTACGTTACTCATTATGCAGTTGCTACTACTAATTCTACGTCTGCACCACCTGATGCGTTATGAACATATATAATCTCTATATCATCAACAGTAGTAATAGCTGCTTTACTTGTAGAACCACTTAATTTACTATCAAACATTTGAAAAGATGCACCAGCTTCTAACTCTATTGCTGCTGCTTCATTATCACCAGCGATAGTTACTATAACTGCATTGGTATCATCTAAGTTAGTCAATCTAATATACTTTAAATCATCTGTATCGTAAGCATCGTTAGTAACTGTATCTAAAAACTCTGCTATGCTATGTGATGCACCAGCAGTAATAGTAAATTGTCTTTTAGAATAGTTACCAATACTTGCTATACTCTTAGTAATTGTTTGGTCGTAAGTTGTGCCACCTAACGTGATTTCTTCTTTTATCTGAACCGTTAATGTAGCTGGTGTAATTGTTGTTGCCATTTTTTAATTTTTTTTCTTTATTATATATTATTATTATATTACTATTATATATCTATATATATATATTATATAGTGTATATATTCTTGTTTGTGTCCTTTTGTTGTTACGCAAATCGTGTAACCCACTCACTCTTAGATAGTTAGCGTTTTTACTCATAAGCAACATCTCCACTGCATTGACTTGCGTTAAATCCTACCTCTATACTGATACTAGCAGTCCAGCCACTAACCTCATTATCGAACCTCTCTGTAAAAGGCTCACAACTAACACTAGGACTTATAGCTACTTCTGTTTGGAAGTCAGGTATGCGTTCAAACGATGCAGTTTGATTTTTAAGCAAACTAATTACATCGCCAATAGTTTCTAGCGTATCACTAAGTACATCTCTCTCATTACTCTCATCTTTGCTTACTAAGTCCATAACTATAAACTGAAAGTTATATGTTAATGTGTGTTGTGCAAAGTTAGCAGTAGCAGTAGAAACGTGAAGTAGTGGGTATGTAGTTTCTGTTAAGTCAATCTCAAATATATCGCCTATTGTAGTGGTTTGTATTTGTGTATGACTACTACCTATTTCTTCAAATATCCTATAAAGCATTTGAAGTGTTACGTTTTTAATCTCTGTTCCTGTCGTTAGTATCATCTTCTATTCTGTATGTGTGTTAAATCTTTTTGGTACGCTAAGAAGTTAAAGCATTCGTTTACCGATAACTCTAACACCTCATCAAATTTTAATATATCGCCATTAGCTAAATTATAAATTAAACTGTACCAGCCGTACTTTTCGTTAAATTGTTCTTCTTCTGTCTTAAAAGTTTGCGCCTCTCTCTCCTCGACAGGTTCTTTGAATAAACTTGCGTAGTGGCTATGTAATCCGTTGCGATAGTCAAAAAAAAACTAGCAGCACCATTTACAGTATCTACACTTAGATTATCTCTAAATATCTCTGCTCTTTTCTTAGCAGTTCTAAAGTCATATTCCTCTACCTTGTACTTATCGCCTTTTTGTTCTATGATAGGTCTGTATAAGATAGCCATTACACTATCCATAGCACTCCAACCATCTCCAAGTTTATTATCTAAATCTACAAACTCTTTTAGCTTTAGTTCGTGTAAGTTAGGGTGGAAGCCATAATCTATACCATCAATCGTTATAATTAGGTTGAGGTCTTTATTAGCTTCGTTGTCCATTAGCTTTGCTAGTTGTTCCATTACTGCATCTATATCTGACTTCTTACAACCTTGTAATAGTTTCTTAGGTGCATTAGTAAAAGCACTAATAGTAGCTATCGTTTTCTCTAACTCATCTTCAACACCATCTACACTTAACATAAAGTCCATATACTTACCAAGAGATACTTGCGACCAGCTTGTCGGTATAGAGTAATTTGTGTTGTTAATAACTAAATCCATACTATAAAATATAAAAGTTTAAAATTGAGTATAATTGCAAAGTTTTTGATTAAAAATTGTTTTATTTTGTAAAGGAGTAGCCAACGGACGCCCGAGTGCTGCTCCTTTTTTTTATTGCACATAGTAAACACCTTGTGGTTTTAGTTCATAGTACATTCGCATAGCTAAAGCATCACTAAAGTCAGGAGAACGACCAATAGCACTTTTAACCTCATCTTTACTTATCAGTTGTAGCTTTGTGTCCTTATCAAAGTTCTTACGCCTTACTTGCTCTAATTCTTGTATAATATAATTCTTGTGGGTTATATTAGTGCAGTTAATATACACCTTAGACTTATTTAGAGCCTCGCTAAGAGCATAATAGCATTGTGTCTTAAGGTTGATATAGTTTTCTTTTTTAAGTGCCTTAGAATTGTTTACAAAGCCTTTACATCTCAATATATCCTTAACACCACCACCTACACCATCATCATCGACTATAATATTACCTAGTGATACGTTGTAGTTTCTCTGTATTGTGCGTATCTCATCTGCTGCTTGTGTAATACTATTAGTGTCTAGCACCTTAAAATACTCGGCTCTTAGTCCATTCCAATAGATTATTACTGTCTTATCTTTACCAAACCTTGCGATGTCAGCAGTTATGTAACCTGTACCACTAGGAGTGTCTTGTAATTCAAATGCACCTAGTATAGCGTTGTAGTTTATTAGCTTATCTTCGCTATCGTCATACTCCCAATTACCATATAGTAGTCGTTGCTTACTTATGTGGTCGAGTTTCTCTAGCTGGTCTTTGTAGTGCTTAGATATATGCCTATTATCGGTTACTAACGATTGTATAAACTTCCGATATTTAGGTAGCCTATTCTCTTTGTGTGGTTTGTAGAACGTACTATATACCCATTCTTTACTAGGGTTGCAAGTCATAAGAACCTTTGGTATTAGATTGTATTGGTCTAGCTTGTATCTTATCCTACTGCTTACTATCTGTTTAGCTTTCTCTGTTATTTGGTTGCACTCATCTATAAATGCAGCAGTAAGTTCTAATGAACCTAGACTATCAAAGTTCCTATCTGATGGGTATTGGAATAAGTCTTTTAGTATAACCTCTGAACCATTGTAAAACGTTATGATGTTACTTGATGCGTTGTATTTGTAATGTGTGTTGGCTTCTATCCCCCATTGACTACATACATCAAAGAAAGTGTTTAGTGTTGTTTTCTTTAGGCTGTCTAGCTTACTACGACCTATCATACATCTTATACCATCGTGTGAAGTGCATAACCATATAATCCAAGCACAACCCAAGAAACTCTTACCACCACCAGCAGCACCACCATACAGTACTTCTGTTGTGGTCTTGTCTGTTAGGTAGTCAATCGCTAACCATTGTTTATCCGTTAGTTTCGCTTTCATCATCTCGCATTAGAGTTATTGTAATAGGCTTAAACTCTCCCGATATATCTAACTCTTGTTTCTCTACATAACCTCTTTTCTTGCCTTTAGTCTTTAGGTAGAATATAGTGGCTTGTGTTTTACCTTTGCCTATCTGTTTGTGTAGTTGGCTTTCTGCAAAGTCTATCGCTACATCATCAATACTCTTAACTGCTAACTTATATGCTTCATCTTCTTTGAGCCATCTATAATGTGTTTCCCTTGTAATATTAACTAACTTACAAGCTGATGTAACTACTCCCAATGTTTTCTCTAATGCTTCTAGCATCGCTATCTTACCTTTTTCTGTTCTATCTTGCATAGGTGTCATATTTTGTAATTATTTACCACACAAGGCACATACTATTTTGTCCTTTGGTTGTGGTTCGTTTTCTTCATCAAAGCTATTTATTATATCATCTTCATTAAGCCATACATCTAATCCCCAATCTTCTAACTCTACACTATCCCATTCATTAGCTAGTATATCCCAATCCCAATCGCCAAAGCCTAAATTATCTTTTATTATAAACTCATTCTCTTGTTCTTTAGTAATATGCTCTGCAACTATTACAGGCACTTCTTTGTACCCTAATTCTACTAATGCTTTATATCTCATATTACCACCTAGTATAATACCATCTTCATTTATTACTATCGGTCTTAGTTCTAGCATTTGTGGGAAGTCTTGTATTGACTTCTTTAGTTTTTCGAATTTTGCCTTATTAACTAATCTAGGATTAATAGGGTTATTGCGTATGCTATTAATAGGTACTGATTGCACTTTTAAAAAATTTATCGTTAATATCGTTTAATTCGTTCTGTTCTTCGTTCAGATGCTCTTGCCTTTTAAGTTCAAAGTTGAGGTGGTCTATTGCCTTTTGTATGTCCTTAGATATATCGTTATCTTCTTTTTTACCAGCTCTCATTAAGTAGGCTAGTGCTACACCTAAGTTATAGTTGTTGCCACAAAAGTCCTCGATAACTTCGTGCGCTTCCATTTTGTAATAAGTTCCTTTGTAATAATTTGGTGTTTTCATAATGTATCTACTATCTTTTTAATTCCGTTGTAGCAAGTAGCTATACAACTACTGCAATTAGATGTTGTCTTATATCTCGTTCTATGTATCTCATTGTATAGCGTAATCAGTTCTGCTTTAGCTTCTCTGTTTTGTGCTACTCCTGTCTTGCATAGTTCCCATACTTTTAGTATGCGCTGCTTCTGTTCTTCTGTTATAGGTTTTTCCATTTTCCTTTAGGGCATTTCTCTGATTTCCAACTTGCTTTAGTTTCTATTGGGCAACCACATAGGCTACACTCTACATCAGGTGTAAGGTGTGGACATCGAGAACAGATATATGTTCTGTCATAATATGTTGTTACATCTACATTTTCAAAACCACCTAGTACTCTCTTGCTTACTGCTTTCAGATAGTTATAGGTCTTTACCATCAAGTTTGGAGTGTCCATTTTCTTTCTGTTGTCCATATCTATAAAGTTTTATAATTCCTATTGGTGCGTGTTCGTCAGACAGTACTATATCTACATCATCAAAGGTCATTTCTTCTAAGTTAATAATGTATTCTAGTTGTCCTATTTCATCATAACATTCTATGATGCTCAATCCATAGCCTACTAATCGTTGTAAATCATCATAAATCATTACGCTTTTGTTTTAGTCTTTCTTTTATATATTCTTTTACTTTCTTTATTGTTATGTATATATTCATTCTACTTATCTTAGTCTTTTTACTAAGGCTAGTATAGGTATATTTTCTACCATCATTATCGCCAAGCACATACAATCTAAATAATTCTCTATCATACCAATATAATTCAGACAGTATATCATTAATCATATCACTATCCTGTATAAAATATAAATCATCAGGAATTAGTATATGTACTGCTTTAACAAGGTCATCATTAAAGGTAACATCTTTGTAAGGTCTATTGTATTTGTAGTAGTACTTAGAAGTCTTAGAGTAGTAGTTATTCTTGCATAGTCTTATGAAGTACCACTTAATCTTTTTATCTGCTATAAGTTGTTCTAGCTTTTCTGCATCTTCGTATAGATACATAAATACTTCTTGCGTAACATCGTCTAAGTGCTTTGCTGGTATGAAGTTAGCAGCAGTATCTTTTAATTGTGTAAATAGTTCATTATCAATCACATAGCATTATACGAAAAAGTATATATAAGTTTCAAGGTGTTGATAAATAGTTATCCACATAAGTCTTTTACTTTCTGTTTGTATATTTCTATCAGATATTCTAAATCTGACTTTGAGTATTTAACAGATTTATGGCTAAGTTGTATTATTTCTTCTGCTTCTTGTTCGCCTATCTCACTACATAATCTTCTGTAAAAGCGTATCTTTTCACCCTCCGAATAAATATTACACTTTACGCACTGTGGGCGACAATTATGCTCGTGCCATCTCGTGCTAGTATGTTTCCTAGACTGCATATGACCATTTTGCATCTCTTTGACGTGCTTGACTACACCACAAGTATAACACTCAACCATTCCACTATCATCAGCGTATGCCCACCTAATGTATTGGCTAAAGTGTTTGTCTAATTCTTTTTTAAGTTGTGCGTGTGTCTTTGTCTTTTTAGCCATTCATCATATTGTTTATCAGTTCGCCATTGAAAGTATAATGTAAGTCCTGTATAAGCTATACCTAGTATTAATGCTATTAAATATATCTCTCTCATTTTATTCTCTTTGCTTTGTTAATAGTCATAGCTATTGCTTTTTGACTTTGTTGATGCTGCTGGTATTCTGTTAGCCTACCTTGACTGCGTTTTTTTATGGCTCTTTGCTTGTAGTCATTAATCCACACAGACCAAGTACGCACATTAATAAAGGCACTTGTACCTTGTTCAGCATCTCTTAAACCTTTTTCAAATGCAAACTTAATCTCATCTATCGGTAGATTAGTATGGTAAGTAATTAAGTCATTGTATAGTAGTTGCGCCATTCCTTTCATCTGTTCCTTATCAGGCTTTTGCCCTAACGATGTGTAACACATACCTACTAAGTCAATGCAGAATACTTTAACATCATTGACTTGACCAGCTTTTAACATATCAAATACTCTCATTTTTCTTTTTGCGTTTATATTGTTTATTGTAAATCATTCTATCCTTTTTATACTCATACTCATATCCCATAAGTAATTTATATGGTGAGCAAGTTACTAATTTCTTCTTAGTCATTTAACATCTCGTTTCTAACACTTTGCCAAGTGTCCATTACATTATTCTTTTTAGTTCCAAATTTACTTTCGTTCTTACTCCAAGTCTTTAGCCTACGTGCAATATCAAAAGTCTTTTGTAATTCATACCTCAACTTAGTCTTAGACTTGTTAGGCTCTGTCCAATAGTCTATAAAGGCTTCTAACATCTCAACACTATACAGTTCTTTAAATGCAGAAACTTCCATTAGAAACTTATTAGTAACAGTATCTAAGTTGCGCTTCTTTCTAGGCTTATCATCAAGCTGGTAAGACTTATAGTTTACGACAGTTATAAGAGAGTTTTTAGTAGTACTTGATATGTCTATATACCCTTGTGATTTTAACTTCTGTAAACGCTTGTAAATAGTTGATGGCTTTAGGTATAGTTCTTCACTTGCAGTTATCCTACCTGTAATAAACTCACCCACATCTACCTTTCTACCATAGACTACGTTAGGTGTCGTGTTGGCTTTGAGTATGCACCACACAAACACCTTTAGTAGTTCTGCGTCTGCAAACACTCCATTATCTAATATCTTACGATGTAGCTTAATGTAACCTTGCATTACTTTATTAGTTTATACTGTGCGTATCTTACAGGCTCTCCAAACTTATTCTCACTCTTGAGTATAGTAGTTTCTATGTCATAGCCATCATCTTTTAAATCAAAGACTATCGCTGCTAATCTCATAATACTATAATCGAAGAACGCTTGAACAGGAGTTAATGCACCTACCTCTTGCAGATGTCTTAGTACTTTTTCTTTTTGTGTCAATTTCATAATTTTATTTGCTAACGGTTTCTTTTACTTCCATAATTATATCCATAAGACTATCATAAATAGTTTCTACGTCTTGATTATTGTCGGTAAATTTAATAATTTCTTTTTCATATTGGTCTGCTACTTTTAAAAGTCTGTTAAACTTTAGCTTTACTATCTTAGAGTGTGTACCCTTGAGATTGTATAGCTGCTCGTTAAAGCATCTAAAGGTAGCTATTAGTAATTGTAAATCTATTGTGTGTTCTTTTGTCATTACGCTAATGCTTTACGAATTTGTATTAGGTCTGCTATTGCTCTATCTACCTCATCTAACGCTTGTAGCTCGTTTATCCTCTCAATGCGTTCAGATTTGGTCTTGTACTCTGCAAACACTAAATTAAACGCTTCTATGTATTCAGGATACATTCTAGGGTTTTGTATGTATTGCTTGTGCAGTTTAAGATAATGGTAGAAGTTAGTTCTATGCTTACAGAAATGTTTAGCTAGTTGTGCTGGTTTCATACCACACTCCATCAGAATATTACTAATTACCATTCGAGCCATTACTTGCTCTTTGTACTTTGATTTTACGTTAATATCGTCTTGCTCGACAGATATATGTTTTGATGTTATAAACATCAGTAGTTCTATTTCTTTAGTTAAGTTCATAATTGTTTTTTAATATTACATCTATTCTTTGTTCACAAATTTCATCTAATTCATCACCATCTTCGTCCATAAGTATATCTTCGTACAAACCCATTGTGTACCACTCGTGTACTATACTTAATACTTCTATTTCAGATAGGTCGTATTTTTTTATTATCTCATATAACATTACCTTGTAGTTTTATGGTTATCGTCATCGTTTAATATCTTATAAATGTCAGGTTCAATTTCTTTTATCTTTCGATAGATTGCCCTTACATCTTTCATTACCTCTTGCCTAGTGGTCTTAGGTATGTCAGTACCTGTTACCGTAGTAACTAGGGATTGAGCCTTTTCTAATAGTTTACTTGTTGTCTTTTTCATAATCGTAAAAATCTTGTATGTTATATCCCTTACTCATTAATTCTAATGCGTAGCTATCTAGTTCTTTGTCTGTACCTTTAAACACTATGCCTTTAGCATATACGTTATCTACATAACTGCGACCTGTAAACATATCGCTTTTAACAACTGCACCTAAAGTATTGTTTTTAAATGTTATCAAAGTTTTCTTAACTATCGTATCGTCTGCTGGTGGTATAGTTTTTATAATAAATCTTTTATTAGCAAAGTCTAATAATCCGTACTCGTTTTTAGCACATTCATAATCAGAACCTTTGTTTATACCATCTTGCGTATAATATGGGAAAGTTTCATACATAATTAAAAAGGATTATCATCGCCAAAGGCATTATCAAAACTCTCTAACTTTTCTTCTTTAGATTGCTTAAACTTCCAAGCATCAGCAGATGTATAGTAGTTGCCCTTATACTCTCTTGATGATAGGTTAAACAATACAGTAACCTCATCGCCTATTGTTACATCTCTAAGTAAATCTACTTTATCTTGACCGAACAGATTAAAGCATAACTCTGAATTGTATTGACTACCTGTGTCAATTACAAACGATTGCTTTACCCATTGTTTACCAGCTTTGCTAGTTCCACTTTGTAAGTCTAATACTTTGACTAACTTACCTTTCATTTCTAAACTCATAATATTTAATTTAATTGGTTAATTTATCTTTTAAAACTTTCACTTTCATCTTCGCCAAACACACCTAATGCGTAAAGTCCAGCTAACTTTAATACTGCTCTACTCATAGCTCTTTTTTCTGCCATTTCCATAACATACCAAGAGTTAGTGTTACCATCTTTGTAACCCTCGCCTTTTAAGGCACTTCCAAAGGTTTCTATGGCACTTTCTTCGTGTAGGTTAGCACTAGCCTTAACTACTGCAAAGTTTGGCTCACATCGTATAACCTCGTAAGAGATATATATACTTAGGTTTGCTTGTATCTTGTCTATGCCACTACGAGTAATGATAGTGTAGTGCTGGTGCTTAAACAAATCATCAGAAGTTAATCCGTTATCTTTAAACACTCTGTTTAATGTTTCTTGCTTTGTCATATTAATATGCGACTAAATTAATAATTCCTAATATATCTAGCACTATTAAAAGGGTGGCTAGACTTAACCCTAAAGCGTATGTTATTTTTGTGTCTCTGCTCATTTCTTTAATTGTTTTTGTATCATACCAATAGTCATAAAGTACATCTCTTTCTTAGCCATCTCTAATCCTTCTGCTATCTCAAAGTTACCTTCTGTGATATTTTCTATACGATGTTTTTCTATTCGTGCAATAGTTTCTTTAATTTCTTCTGTTGCAGTTGATAGATAAATGTGTCTTTCTTTCTCGCTATTTACGTTGTAGTAGCTTGGGAAAGTTTCTTGAAATAATTTTTTTAGTTCCATAATTGTTTTTGTAAATAAAGTTGTTTTTTATCTTCTAATTGACATTTGAAAAATCTTGTCGCCAAAATTCTCTATGGTTTCAAGATTTGCTTTTGCAATCAACATCTGTTGAATTTGGTTTTGCATTTCCATTCTTTCAGTTTCATCAAGAAGGTCATTTGAAATGTCAAATTGTGCATCTCCAATCCATATGTCTAATTGTTCAATAATTTCTGTTAGTGTGATTTTTTTATCACTAATAATAGTATTTTTCATTGTTAGTTGTTTTGTTAATACTTTGGCAAATATAAACACTTTTTTTAAATATAAACAAATTTTTGTAAAAATATTTATATAAATATATATATACTAGATAGTATTATATATATAAACTATAATATATATATAGAGTATATTCTTGTTAGTGTTACTTCGTTGTTACGCTTTAAGTGTAAGTAACTGATTATAAGGGCATTAGGATATTTATAGGAAGTGTGCCATTTTCTTTGACTACCATACAACCTATTGCTGGTTTCTTTCCAGCTTTAGCATATGCCATAGCATAACTCTCGTGGTCGATACCACAACCTACTTGACTGCCGAAGATACGATACTTCTGACCTACATAGTGTTCAGTATAGCATTGTGTATGTAAGTGTCCTTGTACTGTATTCATCATATCGGCTCTGCATTTAGTTCTTGCAGTACCAGCTTCTCCATGTATGTATTGCACATCATCTTTTACATAGCGTTCTACGAAGTTCCAATTAGGCACTTCTAAGACATCTTTGTAGCTTTTAATCCACTTACTAGGGATTGCACTCGTTTGTGCCTTACGCATTATTATACGGTCGTGGTTGCCTATTAATACTGTTGCAATAGGGAACGCTTCGTACCATTTTGCTATTTTACTAATAGCTAGGTCTAACTCATCGCCACCACCCATACCATCAGCAGATGTTTCGTGATAGCTTGAATAGTGATTATCTATGACATCGCCAATAAATACAACCTCGTTGCAGTTATGTGTGTGGTATTGTTCTAGGCAAAATTCTAAATAGCCATCTAAACAGAAAGGCTCGTGTATATCGCCAATAACCAATATGTTAT